TGAAAGTGGTTGTGTGTCCAGATTGCAACCGCCATCGCGAAGTGCAAGATTATTCAAAAGCGGAACGATGCCTGCCATGTTCGCGAAGAAAGGCTATGACAGGGAAGCCGAGCAAATCGCAAAAGTATTCTGGAGACAAACAAGAGCGACATGCGGAGGCCGTTCGCCAGTACAGGACAAGGAATCCAGATCGCACTAAAGACTCGCGACGAATACAATACATCGCTCGCAAGCGTCGAGCAATGGAAATGCTTGGTGGTTGCCGGTGCTGCAACTGCGGATGCGATGAATTGTCATTTTTGGAGATCAACCACATTGGAGGCGGTGGCTGCGCCGAGTTCCGCGAGCGAGGCAATCGCGTGGTTGACGATCTGATTTCAGGCAAACGACCGACCGACGGGCTGAACGTGCTGTGCCGCGTCTGCAACGCACTCGACCACCTTGCCAGAAAGAATCCAGAGGCGGCAGCGGCATTCACTGTCGGATGGGATTGCGACGTCATCGTCAAGCGATGGGAGACATTAACAGGCAAAAAGGCGCAGTTAAGTAAATGAGCGTTCGAGATACTCGAATGATACAAAAAGCTTTGGAGCAAAGATGGCCTATCAAACCAGAGTATCGCGATGCATTGGTGAAGCGGTTGCTGCGTATTGTTGCAGATCCGCAGTCATCACCGCGAGAAGTTACGTCTGCTGCAAAGGCATTGATGGCAGCGGAACGGCAAAACCAAGACGACGAACACAAGGTGATTGATGTTGAGTTACAGCGTCGAGACGGTGAACTATCTCAGATCGCTATCGAACTCGGAATTGATCCGCGTATTATCCTCAATGACCAAGGAAAAGCAGATCAATGTATTGAGGACGATTCGTAGTTTGCCGATTGATGAGGCATCTTTAGATATTAATCGAAAGAGGCAAAAGCGCAGCGAGGCCGCTAGAGTCTACATACCTGAGCCCCAGGATTATGCACGCAGGGAAGCGTGCCTTCTCGATCCTGAGCGATTCCTACGTACTTACTTTCCTAGCATATTCTACAACGCTTTCGCAGCACATCATCACCGCATGATCCAATCGATTTACGACCGAGCATGGACCGGCGGCGATAAAGCGATAGCAGCACCGCGAGGCGACGGAAAAACACAACTTACAATTGGCATGGCAGTCTATTGTTTCCATGCAACGCCAATTCGATTCCCAGTTTTGATAGCCAGCACCTCGGCAAAGGCAAAAAAACTATTTGACCAAGTTAAAAGCAAGTACGAGAACGAAGCTAAGTTTCCAGCGTTTTTCGCAGACTTTTCGGAGGTGACAGCGTGCGTCAAAGGTTTAGAAGGTGCTCCGCAGCGAGCCGCAAAGCAGCATCACAGCAATATGCCGACTCGCATCGTATGGTCGCAGAATTTAGTTGTAATGCCACGAGCAAAGCTAAGCTGGGACACAAACAGCATCGGAGGAAAGCGGCTGGTTTACTTTGGTCTTGATACTGCAATTCGCGGTGAAGGATATGAGGAAGATAGACCAGACTTAGCGATCGTTGACGACCCAGAAACACGCGAAGTTGCATTTTCACCTACCGCGAAATACGCAAATATTGAATCAATGATTGACGGCGATGTGGCTGGTTTATCTGGACCTGATAAGCGAATGGCTCGCGTTGTAATCACTACCTTACAAAATTCATACTCCTATTCCGCAACTGTTACTGACCCAGCAAAAAAACCGGCGTTTGCTGGTGAGCGGTACGGGCAGTTGTCTTCATATCCTGAACGCATGGATTTGTGGGACGAATACATAGCGATGCGGCAGGCTGACCAGTCGAACGGCGATCGAGACGGCCAGAGTGCGTTGCAGTTCTATCTCACTAACCAGACTCAGATGCAAGCAGGAGCTGTCATTTCTAATCCAAATCGATTTGTTGCAACGAACAACGAGCAAGGCAATCCAGTCGAAATTGATGCACTCCAAGCATTCTTCAATCGAGTCAGCGACTGGGGTTGGGATGCAGTACTGGCGGAACTTCAAAACGACCCAAAAGAAGAAGACAAACCGGAGACAACTGGATTGTCGGCAGGTATTGTTGCGTCGAGGATGTCGGGGCGAGTCAAATTGCAATTACCCAGTACACCGCACAAGGTGACTGTAGGAATCGACATTGGTAAGTACAAACTAGATTGGGTCAAAGTCGCATTTGAGGCTAACGCAGTCGGCACAATTATTGACTACGGTGAATGGGCGGTCACTGGTACGGCGAAGGGCAGCAGCGAGCAATTTGTTGAGCGTGCTATCTTTGACGCTCTGCAAGAGCTTCGTTCGCAGCTTGTTAGTAACGGAGCACCTGATCTAGTATTCGTAGATGCGGGAGCCTGGCCTATTGCGATATACGAATTCGTTCGGTCGGCTGGTTTGCCGTTTGTCGCCTGCAAGGGTAGCGACCTAAACCGAATGCAGTTCTCTGGCGAGAACACACGTACACGTCAATTCTTTGAAGGCGTGCGAGCCGACATCGACCCTGTTTCAAAAGTACGTCTATTTAAGATTGACGCACCGCATTGGAAGGAACAGGTACATCAGCGGTTTCTAACTCCGACATTTAACGAGTCCATGCAATTTAACGACGGTTCTTTAAGTCTTTGGAGTACCAATGATCCAAAGGAGCATCTCCAATTCGCAACGCAGATTGTCGCTGAGGAGTTGACCACGGATTTTACAGACAAAGGGCTTAAAAAGGTCTGGAAACTACACAGCAAAGATAACCACAAACTTGACGCCACGGCGTTGGCATTAGCAGCGGCGGGTTGTCTTGGCGTTCGCGTTATACCTCGGCAAAAGAAGCCGCAGGAGCGACCGCAAACGGAAGCTAAGAAACAGGAGCCAAATCGGTTCCGTCAGCGTCAGGGTGGCTGGATTCCTAAGAGGAGGTATTAGGTGATCAAGGTGAACAACAAACGCAAGCACCGACAACCGGCAGAACTGCCGCTACAAACTCGGAAGGATGCTGCGAAAAGCATCGAGCCACCAAAACCTATTGAGGTTAAGCCATCGCGGTACTCACCTCCGGACTGTCCAGCGTGTAAGGCTACCAGACAAAGTATTGGCAATCTCAACCGCTACACGGAGGTGTACGCAGTGAAAAAAGATTCGCAGTACGTCTACAGGTACGTGCGTTGCGGATGGTGCAATAACACGTTTAAGGTGGTGCAATCTAGAGGTTAGTACTATAGCTATAGTACAGTGCATGTATTTGTAATGTGATGTCGTTGTTATTATTTATACATGGCATCTTCGGCAAATTTACTTGCACAAATTGACGCAGCGATTGAGGCACTCTTAACAGGTGGTGCTCAATCGTATTCTATTGGATCGCGCAGCGTTACAAAACTAGATCTCGGTCAGTTGTTCGACCAACGCCGCATGCTTCAAACGGAGGTTCAGCGTGAAACCGGATCAGGTGGTATTAGCCTCGGAAAGCTTACGAGGCATCGCAGATGATCGGACAACTGATCGATTCTATTGTGTCGGCAGTCTCGCCGATGTCTGGCTTGCGACGAATGCAAGCCCGGCGAATCATCCGCTCCTATCAAGGTGCCGAGCCGTCGCGAGTTTCATCGAATCGAGTTCCACGCAATCAGCCAGCGGATATGGAACTGCTTGGGCCGTTCGGCGCGGATCGCCTTCGAGCGTGGGCTCGCGACTTGGTTAGAAATAACGCCTACGCTTGGGGCGTTGTCGATACCATCGTCTCGTCGGTCGTCGGTTGCGGAATCAAGGCACAATCGACTTTTGAAACCTACGAGGGCGAAGACGTTGAGATTGTCAACGATGCTCGCGACAAGGTTTGGGCTGAGTGGGCCGAGGTCTGCGATGTCAACGGCCAATACACGTTCGAGGAATTGCAAGCCGCTTGCCAACGGGAGATCGTCGAGGGCGGCGAAGTCTTGGTTCGCATTATCCGCACGCCAGACGCGATCTACAACGGCATCTTGCGACCAGTGCCGTTGGCGTTGGAGCTTATCGAAGCCGACCGGCTCGCAGGCGACAAAGACACCTATGCCGCTCGACTGTCAGCACAAAACGAAAACCGCATTATCCGTGGCGTTGAAGTCGATGCACTCGGCAAGCCGGTTGCCTACTGGATCTACAAAGACCATCCGCTGCAACCCTATGCATTCACTCGTTCGCCAGAGCGGATTCCAGCTAGCGAGATCATCCATCTATTTCGTCGTGATCGAGTCGGTCAGACTCGCGGCGTGACTTGGTTTGCACCAGCCTTGAGCTGGATACGCGACCTCGGGACCTACGTCGATAACGAACTCCAAGCATCGGCGGTTGCGTCTTGCTTCACTGTAGCAATTAAAACCGACACACCTATAGGCAACCTTTACGATCCAGACGGCGGCAGCGGCAGCGACTCCGCAGGCAATCGAGAACGATACGTTGAGCCTGGAATGATTATGGAGTTGAAGCCTGGTGAGGATGTCGTCGGTCTTAATCCAGGTCGGCCTAACGCCGGTGCCGAGCCGTGGATCCAGCTCATCCTCCGTGGGATCGCGGTCGGCACCGGTCTCAGCTACGAGGTCGTCGCACGCGACTACAGCCAGACCTCCTACAGTTCCAGCCGGACGAGTCAACTTGAAGACCGACGCCGATTCCGATGCTGGCAGCAATACCTGATTCGGCACCTCTGCCAACCAGTCTGGGACGCCTTCTCAGATGCAGCGGCGTTGTCTGCTCTGGCAGGCTTCGCGACATCGACGGATCTCTTGAGCGATCGTCGCCGATTTGCTCCGGTCGAGTGGCTAACGCCGGACTGGGAATGGGTCGATCCGTCTGTTGAGCAGTCCACGGCAGAGTCGGCATTGTCATCGTTTACCGATACCTACGCCAACGTCTTAGGTGCTCGCGGTCGTTCGTTCCGAAGCGTCTTCTACCAGAGGGCCAAAGAAGAGCGGATGCGAAAGAAGCTGGGGCTGATTACGCCAGAGGAACGGCAACAGCAAATCAGCGCGGTGCAGAGTGCAACGCCGGTAGCAGATGCACCGCAAGCGGCAGAAGCAGCACCGCAAGAAAGCGGCGTAGATGTCGCATCGCTCGCTCTCAACGGCGCGCAGGTGACAAGCCTGGTCGATGTCATCACGCAAGTCGGAACGGGAGCGATGCCGAAGGAAACCGCTGTT